AGCCCTCTGGTAGGCTTCCGTGACGAATATAAACCGTGCCGCTCACAATCTTGCATTCCAGATTAAGGCTCTGTTCCTCCAGTTTCCAATCACACAGCCAGTCGTCGCCGTCGTTGATGCGGTAGTATTTGCGGCCGTCAGGAAGGTGGACGTACTGGTTTACCCCAGTGTTCTGTCCGCTATTGCCATTTGGTAGAACCACAAGCCCATAGTCGGCAAAACCGCCGATTTTTACCGATTTCGAGCACCTTACGACACACGGGGTCGTAAGCGTGTCGAGCTGAGTTTGTGTTATGCCCTCCTTGGTCAAAAGCGGCATTTTCTCAGCGAGAATGTCTTGCAGGTAAGTGAGCACCACTTGCGGCACCTGCTTTATTTTCTCGCTTAGTGTCTGATTGCTCTCCAGCACGGTAAATTTTGCGTATTCGTAGGACTCGCCACTGGCAGAAGAAGCAAGCGCGGCCGTGCGGTAAGTTCGCGCCTCCTTGTATGTCTCGCCGTCTGCCTTTATGTCCTCCGTCTTCGTCGTGACGTTTACAAACTTGATGTTAGCCGACGGCGTAGGCTTTGCGGCCAGCGTGAAAACTTCTCCGCCGATGAAAGCGAGCCCCGTCTGTGTGCCGTCTGGCTGTCTCAGGATGTATTTGTCGCCGCCGATGAAACCAAGCTGCTGTAAAAGGGTGATTTGCTGCTGTATGAAGTCCAGCGTTTGCGTGGATAGCGGATATTTCCCCTGTCCGCCAGATGCGGTTGCGGTGTTTGTATAATTTCCTTTTTGCATGATGTTAAGTTTAACTTATCGGCGTATATATCGCCTGTTTTGATATTAATTTATAGCTATCGACCAAAGCCTTGATGTCGGCGAGGTTCGTTTGGTAGAGGTCAGCGGGAACGGCCACCATGAAGCTGTTTTGCTGTGCCGTAAGCATGGCCTCGTTGGAAAGCACAGGGACGACCAGTTTGTTGTCCTGATATTCGCCCTTTTCATTGAAGCTGTCTTCTGCCGTTGCTATCGTTATACGGCTGCCGGCCTCAGTGATGGCATACAGCCAGTCGCCGTCCCGCTCTATCGTCAAAATCTCGAATTTTGTGCCGCTTGGACTTGCAAAAGCATCATTCAGCACAGCGCGAAGATAACAGACCTGCCCGTTATGGGTCAGTCGGTAGATGTGGGCGACACGCGCTTTCGTAAAAGCGTCGTAAACCGCTTGCAGTCCGCCGAGAGCCGCGCGAAGCACCCCGAAAATGAGCTGCTGGCGGTAGAATGTCGGAAGAAGTTGCAAAACGAGCTTCTTTAAGTCGATTTCAAACATTATTCTATCGATTTATATTCTTTATATGTCACGTTGGCACTGCCGCCCTCTATCTCATAATATCCGCTATAAGGGCGGTTGTAGCCCACAACTGAAGAATAGCGGTCGGCGTTTCGGGCTTTCGCCTGTATGCCACCGCTTGCGCTGTCGATGTCCACGACCACGACCGCGGGTATCGACTTTATGGCCTCCAGCAGGTCGGTGTTCCTAAAGATGCCATTAAACGGCAAATTTGTGATGACGGACAGCACGGCCTCGTCCACAGGTTTTGAACCGTCCGAAAGTTCGCCGCGCTCATTCATAAGGGTGGGGTCATAGTACACAAAGAGGTTTATTTTGATAAGGTCGGCCTCCTCATTGCGAAGCTGCACGCTTACACCTGCGTCCTTTATCTCGTTCACATATTGCTTCAGGGCGGAAAACTGGCTTTTGTTCAACAGGCACGGCTTGCCGTTGTCCGTCTGTCCTGCTACCTTGATGTAAACCATGGAGTCGTCCTCCGTGGCTACGGCATATTTAATGATGCGGGCTTTATTGATGTCGGTGTCACTCATTCCGCTGGTGTCGTAGCGGTCAGTGTCGGAAACGAGCTTATAACCATACATAAAAGCCTTTACCTTGTTCACATACCAGCGTAGTGTATGAGGTTCGAGCTGTTCGATGCGTGTGTCCACCTCCGCGCTGTGCTTGTCAAAAAGCGTCTCGACCGCCCAGACGGCGACCGCGAAGCAATAAAACAAAATGCTTTCGATGCTCACGGCACTAAACTGCTGGTCGAACGACTTGCGAGCGTCCAGCCCGTAGGCATTGACAACAGCGCGCTCCTGAGCGAACGCCGTTGTCATTTCCTTTTTGATGTCTGATATACTGCGAGCCATAGGCGTGATGCTTTAGAGTTCGCGGGCTAACAGCTCGTCGATCGTCTCCTTAACCACGCGGCGGTTGTCCTCAAAGTCTTTGAGTTCTTGCGCGTGCTGGTCGGTGTCGTTGCCATTTGCGAGGATGGCTATCTGGCTGTCGATGTCGTATTCCGTGCCTATAAGACCCGCCACGAACTTGGCGCGGCGGTTGTCGTCGTTCACGTCCTTGGCTTCCACCAGAGTGCCGCCGTCAGGCTGCGAGCCTGTGTAGGCATAGCCCTGCATGATGTCGCCCGTTTCCTCATTCTTAACTTCTGCCTGTTCCTCATTGAGGTAAAGCAGGTAATGTTCGTTGTCGAACTTCACAAAGTTCTTTCTGCCGATGTAACTAACCTTGTACATGATGATATTTTTTATTTGTTGTTAAACTGGTCTTACCGTATAGAAGCAGTGTCCCTTTTCGAGCGGCTGGCGGATAATCTGACAGCGCACGGGTTCGGAAAAGTCCACGCCCGTGAAGTCTTCCTCCAGCTTCTTGGAACCCGTAAAGGTGATATGCTGCACCCAACCCATGAGCGCGGCGGTCTTGGCTTCGTCTTTCCAAAGCAGCTCGCCGTCCTTGTTTTTCAGTTGCTCGAAAATTTCGTACTGAATGGTCAGGCAGTTGCCGTCGTTTCTGCTCGATGGCTTGATGTCCACCGCCTGCACGTGAAGTTCACGGTTCAGTATGGTGTCGATGTGCAGCTTAGAGCCAGTAAGGGTCGTGCCCGTCTTCTTAACCTCAGTCCATTCTTTCATAATATCTAAACTCCTTAATAAATTGATGCTGTTACAGTGAACCATGAAGCCGAGGCGCGAGGCCACCATCAAGCGTATTTCTTTCGATGTATGGCCTTTCTTCCTTAGCTTCGCCACAATTCTACACAGTGCCTTTTTGTTGCGCTTGCGCGCCTTGCAATAGGCGTGTCGCGTGACATAGCCCACAAAGTCGATGCCGCGGGCTTCGACGGGGAATATCTGGTAATTGCCTTTCATCTGCAAAAGCCGCTCAGTGTTTAAATAGTGATTAATAAACACTTCAACACCCTTTAAGCGGTCTTTGCTGCTGTCGAGAACCACGATGTCGTCGGCGTAGCGGTAATAATAGCGAGCGTGCAAAACTTCCTTTACCTGATGGTCAAGCTCCGAGAGGTACACATTCGCGAAATACTGGCTTATGTAGTTGCCGATGGGCACGCCGTCCGCGCTGTCGATGATGTCGTCCAGCAGCCACAGCAGGTCGGGGTCTTTGAACTTCTGCCGTACCACCTGCTTCAGTACGCTGTGAGTGATGGACGGGTAGAACTTGCGAACGTCCATTTTAAAGCAGTACCGCGTCCCGTCGGGGTCTTTTCTCAAATCGCGGCGCAGGTTGCGCAGCAGCGTATGAAGACCGCGCCCCTTTACACAAGCGTAGGTGTCGGCCGTGAAGCATCTCACCCAGATAGGCTCAAGCACTTGCATTATTGCCCACTGCACCACGCGGTCGCGGTATGGCAGTTTGTAGATTTCACGGCGTTTAGGCTCATACTTGATAAAGACGCTATATTCCGACGTGTGGAACGTCTTGTTTACGAGGTCGTTTCTTATGCTCTCGATATTGGCCATAAGGTCAGACTCGAAAGCGATTACCTCAGAGCGTTTGCGCTTCTTCCTGCTTGCATTGAAATGGGCTTCCAACAAATTAGGCACCGAGCAAATTTGCTCAAAAAGATAACCTTTTCTTTTCATGTCGTTTCTGCTTTGCATAGTCGGGAACTTTCGAGGCGGCGAGCCGTCCTACTAATACCCTTTTTGACTTTTATCTTTTGCCGAGAGGCATGGCTCCTTCCATATCGCTGTATTTCTCTATTTGCAAAGTATAGGGGCGACGAGTAGTTCGTGTTCGTATTCGTGGCCGCGTTGTTCGTATTCGTGTAGGACGCGCCTGCATTCGTACCGTTGTTCGCGTTACCGCCAGCCGCACGCACGCGAAGACCCGACGCGGGGAAGTCCGCCAGCGGTTTACTCCAAACCGCAAATTATATCTTTTTCGTGCCTCAGAATTTTGGCCGCCTTGCGGCGGCGAGAGAAACACCCTCGCCGCCTGCTGCCTCACTGTTTCAGCTCAACAAGTCAAAGAACATTTTTATTTAATTTATTCACTTATTTTTTTCGGTCGCTTTCGCCCACGCTTACGCAGCCTGTTCGATTATCGGGTCGCTCTCAAAATAGCAGAGGGGCGACGAGTCGTTCGTGCTCGCATTCGTGGCCGCGTTGCCCGTACCCGTGCAGGACGCGCCCGCACTCGTACCGTAGCTCGCGCTACCGCCAGCCGCACGCACGCGAAGACCCTTGCTTGCATTGGCGTTTGTATAGAAGTTGTCACAATAGTAGGTCGTAGCACTGCCGCCCACTTCTGTAGGCATACAGCAAAGACCGTTATAACTCTTGCGTTTGATGTAGCCCCCAGAACGCGGGCATTCCGCCACCTTGATTTTGTCGTTTATGGTCGAGGGATCGAAAGCTGCAAACATTGAACGCGAAATGTACACTTCGCTCTTTTCGTCGCCAGCGTTCATAATGAGGCCGCGAACCCAACGCCACAGACTGCCATAGCCCGCGTGAACCAGTCCGAAGAAAACAGGAACCTTGAAAGCCTTGTATGTGCCCTCGTCGGTCGCGTCTGGCAAATTGTAGTCCACCAAGCAAACGCCGTCGCCTGCCTCCAGTCCCACACTTGTAGGTATTACAGGATAATAGCCGTTATAGTTGCCCCAGTCTGGCATATCGGTGACTCCAGTACCGAAGCCGCCCTGATAAAGTCCGTTAGCGTCTTTGTCGGCGTTAAATGTCGCTTGGCTGTTCTGTGTGCCCATGATAACCTCGAAAAGGAACTCGACCACGAACTGAGCCACAAACCAGTTGGCCTCCCAGCCCTCACCACGTTTACGGGCGTATGTGCCGAAACTGGTAGTGCTTATGTTGGTGGCGGGCATTCCCAGCATGGTGAGTTGTGCCGCGTCCGCCTTTGGTGCCTTGGTGTAGCTGCTTGCATTGAGCGCGGAACCACCGCCGCCACGGAACTGCTCAGCGTTTGAAATGACGCTGCAAAGCAGCTGGTTCGTTCTGTCCATTACACCCGCGCCGAGCCAGCTTGTGCCGCCCGCGGGGATGCGGATGCTCACGCCGTTGCCCACAGGCTTGTCGAACGTGATGCACTTAACCTGCACGCCGCCCTCATTAAAGATGTTAGCGATAAAGCCGTTCCAGCACCACATACACTGCCCCTGTGAGCCGTCGAGAGCCGCTGGGCTGCCGTCGGCGTATTTCGTGCTGTCGGTGGGGTCGAGCTTTCGCTTCTTGCGGTCGTCAGTCACGAGGTAGCGACCGAGCCCCAACTTTGCAGGCAGGTCGCGCAGAGCCTGAAGACTGCCGTAGTAGCCCGCCGCCGTAGGTGTGGCGTTCGCGGTGTTCCAGTAGCGACCCGCTATCGGGTTGCCCGCCTGAGACACAGCGTCGGCCAGCTCCATGCTGTGCGTCTCGCCCGTTTCGTCCATTACTTCGATGCGCATATCCTTGAGCGCGCCCTTTGCAGCGTCCAGCTCGTTGATGCGCTTGCCATTCTGAAAGGCTGCCAGCATTGCCACCACGCCTTTTTCCTGTTCTGCTGTTAATGCCATAATATTTATATGTTATGTTAAACGTATGTTTCCTTGTTTGTCGAGCCTCATGCCGCCGCTGGTCAGTCTGATGCGTGGCGGCACGACCTCTATTTTGATAGTCTTGTAATACTTAGTCCCTTGCGTAGGGATGACGTGTACGCGGGTGCTGCCCGCCTCACGCGCCTGTATCTCGCCGCTTGGCTCCACCTCGATGCTCTGCCCGTCCGTCTGGTATATGACGTTTTGGGCGCAGCCGTCTGGCTTCACTCGCGGCTTTATGTATTGCTTGGCGGGGTTTCCCAGCGTGACGGTTTCTGGTGTCTCCACCTTTAGACCGTTCGGGACACCCTGCACCACCTGCTCGGCTCTCGCGATGGCAATCTCCATTTCGCCGCGTGTCGCCTCCAGTCTTTCGGCGGCTGCCGCTGCCTGCTGTCCCGCCTCATTTGCGTAGGCGGTCGCCGTCTTGGCCTTGCCCGTCGCGTCAATGCTCTCTGTGGTTGCCTTTTTCGTCGCGTCGGTTGCGGTGGTCGCCTCTGTGGTCGCCGTCTTTGCGTTCTTTGTCGCGGTGTCTGCCGTGGAAGTGGCGGCGATTGCCTTTTTCGTCGCGTCGTTCGCCGCGTCGGTGGCTTTCTTGCACGCCGTCGTTGCGGTGTTGGCGTTTGTCGTGGCCGTCACCGCGGCCGTGGTTGCCGTCTTGGCCTCAGATGCGGCGTTTTGCGCGTTTTTAACGGCCGTGTCGCTTTTTTCCTGCGCCACCCTTATAAATTCCCGTACATCTGTGTCGGCGCGTTCTGCGGCCTCCATTGCGGGCTTTTGCAGTTCCAGTATGTTGGCGGGTGTGAAGTCTTCCCACGTGAACTTGTAGCCGCGAGTGTATGCAGCCACACAGTCGCTTTCTATCACTCCCTCGGTGTCGCCCATTTTGTCCCAAAGCCAGATATGCAGGCTTTCGGGATAATAGACGTTTTGCACGCCGTCCCCAAACAGCGGGTTGTCCTGCGCGAGGTGTAGTTCATGGTGCAGCTCTCCCTCGCCGAGCCCATGGTCTTTGAATATCACCAGCAGGGCGTCACCGTCTGCCACACAGTTGGTAAGCACGCCGTCCTTCCGCGATGCCTTAACCGATTTGCTGCCTACCCAGTAACGTAGCTCGAAGTCCACGTCGGGCAGTGCCACGACCTTGCCTGTTCCGTCGCGGAAACGCTCACGGATAACAAAGTCGGATTTTACGTTTATGTGTCTTGTCTCCATTACGTCAGCCTTATGTTGCCTTTTCCGTCGAGCCTCATGCCGCCGCCCGTCAGCCTGATGCGTGGCGGCACTACTGCGATGGTCAGTGTCTTGTAAATACTTGTTTTAACCGTGGCTACCACGTTCACCTTGCCCATGCCCTCAGCCAGCGGGATGATGCGGCCGTCGGGTGTCACCTCCAGCACGTCGCCGCCGCCGATGAAAAGCAGCGAGCCGATGCCAAAGGCGGGCAGGGCTTTCGCTTCGATGCGTGGCCGCTGCTGGTTGCCCAGCGTCACCTCCCTGGGGCAGTCGGTAATTTCCAGCCTTGTGGGCGCGGCGACGTTCTGAGAGCTGAGCACGCTCACGAGGTTGTCCACCAGCGCGCGGGTCGCCTCCGTCTTCTGCGTGGCCGCGTTTGCCTCCTTGGTTGCTGCGTCCACGCCCGCCAGCCTGTTGTCTATGTCGCTGGTTATCTCCTGCACGTTGGTGCCGAGGAACAAAGCCAGCGCGTCCCTCACGTTGCCGCAGGCTGTTATGAGGTCGGCGAAGAGGCTGCCGACCATTTCCACGGTAACGCTCTTTGTTACCACAGCGTCGCGAATGTCCCGCGCCCGCTTCTCCAGTGCGGAGGTGTCTATCTCCGCGACCTTGTTTTCTGTCAGTTTCACCATTATGCAAATGTATCGTCGAATTGGTTGCCGAATATTCGGGCGAGTGTCTGCCCGCTCTCGCTGGTCACCTCCTTGCCCTCACTCAGTTGTTTAATAACTTTCTTAGCCCTGTTCACCACGATGCCGTCCTCACGCTCCGTTTGTGTGTATGTGCCGCTGTCGAACTGTGAGCCGATGCCAGAGAGCGTCCAGCCCTTTGCCGCCGTCACTTCGTCCACGATCGTGAGTTCGCGGCGCGGTGGCCGTGGAATGATGCAGCCAGCAAAATATTTCTTTGTAGCCGTCAGCAGGGCTTCCATTTCCTTTTGCGGAATGTCGGTCGCTGGCTCTATGCCCTGCGCGGCGTATGTCTTTTGCACAGTAGCGTCCACAGTGTCGGCCAGCTCACAGTCGAGCGTCTGCCCGTCTTTCAGCTTCGCCGTGATGCTGATGCCGTTGCGCTCCGCCAGCGCGAAGATGCCCTCCACGCCGCCCAGATATTGCACGGCGATGTCCGCGAGGCTCTGTCTGTCCTTTACTGTTATCTGCATAGCTGTATTATGTTATGTTTATCGTGCCGTCAGCGTCCACCTTTACGCGGGTGACTTCCACGCCTGCGGCCTTTATCATTTTCTTTGTCTCTTGCGGCCAGAACACGTCCTTGCAGCCGCCTTGTAGCTGCCTAACCGCCGCGCCTATGAGCGGGCGTTCCTTGAACTCGCCGCGCTGTGCGAGGAGCACGGCTTCCACCGTCTGCCCGTCGCTATCCGTGACGACCGCCCTCTTGTGCTCCACAAGCAGGTCGCCCGTGCCGATGTCCGTTATTAGTCCGTTCATTGCTTTACCTTTTCGTTCTCGTAGTCGCCGCGCTTGCTCTCCGTCAGCTGCTGACCCGCCCAGCTTGCCACGCCTCCCTTCAGGGCTGCGCCGCCGTCTTGCGGAACTGGCGACCAACTGGCAAACGCCTGCTTGAGGTTGTTGATGTCCTTTTCTATGAGGTTCAGCCGCTTGGTGATGTCTTCCACCTTTACCAGCCCGCCGAGCGAGCCGCCGTTCATGCAAACTCCCTTCTCATTTACCACGACGCTGGCCGTGTCGGTGTCCTTGACGACCACCTGCGCCTCCTCTATGTCGTCGCACAGCAGAACCATGCCAGCCGCGCCGTCCTGCACAAAGCCCACCATTACAAAGCTGTCCTTTCGCGGTATCTGCACCACGCCGACCGCGCTCTCTTGGTTCGCTTGCAGGTTCACGCCCAGCAGCGGCGCGTCCTCATTGAGCGGCTGCCACCGTGCGGGCTGTTTTGTCCACCGCTGTGACGGTGCCTACCGTGAAGCCCATGCCCTTGCCGCTGTCTCCAGCGAGCTGCCTAATCATTGTCGCGATGTTCATGTCCTTACTCTGCTACTCTCAGCCCCAGCGTTATTTCTTGGCGATAACCGCCAGAGCCGTATTTTATAACATTCTTTTTCACCTGATAAATGCCCATGGTTGCGCCGTCTATCTTGATGCCCACCGTGTCGAGCTTGTCGACCAGCTTGTAGCCGAATGTCGTAAGGCTACCCTTGAGGCCGTCGCGTTTCAGTCGTTTGATTTCCTGCTCCGCCCATGCCTTTAGCTGGCTTTCCGTCTTGTTGTATGTGGTGATCGTTCGGCGTTCGCCGTCAGCGTCGCCGACCTCCACCTTTATTTTTTTGTTGTTGGGCATGATGCTCACCGCTTTCACGTTCAGCCGCATGGTGTCGGCTTTCTGCTGTTCGAGGCTCTGGTCGTTTATGATGTTCACGCCAGTGGCGAACACTTGCGATGCGGACGTGCCGCGCTCGAATATCACACCCGCGTATAGCACGGGCTTGCCGTCCTCATACCGGTAGAAAGAACGAATGCCGCTCTCTTGCAGCTTTCCCAGCAGACTGGCCACCGTGTCGGCCGTGACGCGGTACGCGCCCAACGCCTGCTCGCCCATGACCTTAACGTCCGTTATCCCTTGGTCTTTCAACAGCTGCTCCACCGTCACGCTCTTATAGGTCTTCTTCACGGCTGGCATTTGCTTTAGCTTAAACATTTCGTCCTCGCAGTCCAGCACAACGGGCGTTTTGAAGCCCACCTCCTTGACATAGCCGACGAAAGCCAGTTCGTTGCTGCCGTCGTAACCGAGCCACACCTTGACGGTATCGCCGCGCTTGACGGGGATTTCCGCCGCGCCGTCCCACTTTATTTTCTTGGGCAGGGTGATTTTGCAGATGTCCGTCAGCTTCTCAGTGTCGCGGGTGATTTCCACCTCAGTGACAAAATCGAGCTGCCACGTCTTTGCGCCCGCTATCTCTATTTTTGCCGTTAGCCTGTACATGATGAATGCCGTTTAATGGGGTATTAAATACCGTTTAACCGTTTATTTGTATTCCGTGCTGTACACGTTGTAGTCGCCGTCCGAGAGCAGGGACAACTCGATGGGCTGGTAGTTGCTGTGTGTGGCTTGCGTCACGCTAAAGTCCTGCACCACCACTTTGCTGATGTCGAAAAGTTCCAAGAACTCAGAATGCACATAAATGGCCTCTTTCACGTCGAAGAACTTGCGCAGCTGTGTAATGCCGTCGGATGGGTATTCGTCCACGATTTTGCCGCCCTTGATGGCTTGCACGCCCACTATGAGGTTGATGCCATAGTCCCCGTCGTTTATGTATTCCTTGATGGTTCCGTCCATTCCCACCAGTTGGGTGGTGACGATGTTCTTGCGCTTCGATATGGCGGCTATCGCGTCGTTCACCGTCAGCTCCCTTTCCTGAATGTCAGCTCGCAAAGCGCGTAACGGCCAGCCCAGAAACTTTTATCTGTGTACGGGCTTGCCACTTCTTCGGCCAGTATGCTGCCGCCCGCGCCGTCCCAGCTTGGCGATGCCGTCGTGCGGGCGGGCTTGAAGCGGTAGAGGTACCCCTTGGCCTGCACGGCCGCGGACGCTGCCACAAACTTAAAACTGATTGGTAACATTTCCTTTTTTACTCCATTGCTAAGTTGGTATCGTTCAGGGCGGACAAAAGGGCTTGCGCCACAACGTCCTTCACACGCTCCGCGCTCTCTTGCAGGTTGGCGGTGTGTATCTCCAGACGTTCCACGAGCTTGTCCACGTGAATGCTCACGTTTCGGATTTTGCCGCCGCTGTCAGAACTGCCGCCGCTGCCGCCGCCCGTCTTCTTGCTGCTGGTTTTCCCAGCCGTGCCTCCCGTAACGTCTGGCACAGACGGGGTCGGCACGTTCGGCACGCCTGCGGGCGATGTCGCCGCCTGCTTGCCCTGCCTCTTGGCCGTCTTCTTGGCGTTCTCCTTATCTCCCGCTTTCATTTCGGCGGTGTAAGCGTCGTTGAACGCCTTGCCCACCTCCTTGCCATAGCTGCT